TAGACTTTGCATTGTTTTGTAAAGAATACTTTGAAGCCAATTGGAGTGAAACAGGATCGTTCTGGAGCAAAGCAAAACTGTCATATGAAACTTGGTACAAGAAAGCAAATCCAGAAGAGTTTGAAGAAAATGGTTTAAAAGGTTTTACAACAGAACCACGTTTTGGTGTACCGTTCCTAATTGCACAAATTAAGAAAAGCACCAAACTTAAAACACCCAAGTACAAACATCTGTATGCAGTTGACAAAAAGGATCTTTGGTAATGATTCGTAATCCAGACAAAGACAAGTTTAAAAGTTCTGCTGTATTAACAGAACAACAACTGAAAGGTAACACCTGTATGTTGCAAGACTGTGACAACAAGTTGAGCATGTTTGAAGGGCCTGGCAGTCAAGTATTGTGTAGAGAACATCAATTGGATTGTGTTGAGTATGGTGGTATGGGTAAAGCAGAAAGACCACACACATTCTACAGAGGTTGGGATTGTGCCAATTGCGGATATGATCCTAGAACAGACGAATTAAGATTTAGATACATTGAAGACGAATACGATAAGTTAAGAGCCATGCGTGGTGTAATGCATGGTGACCATATACACCTTAAAAGCAGGGGCGGAGATGACTCCAAAAGCAACATTCAAACCCTGTGTGTTCTGTGCCATATGGCAAAAACCTATGGTGAAAAAGACTATTTGGGCACAAAAAAGTTATCCACAGACTGAAAACCCGCATAGAATGGGAATTCTTTAATCACATTTTTGGTTGACTTTTTGGTAGTTCAGACTGTATAATAATACTATAACAACAACTTAACAAAAGGGCACAAATGACACATGTAATATACAGAACAGACACAACAGAGATAGTAAGTGAAAAAGACTATTCTTATGGTGGACAAATTCATAAAACAGAAAGTCATGCAAAGGCTTCATTAACAAGAATTAAAAAGAAATTCGCACAAGGGTTTGCTAATCAAGAACCTTACAGCAGATTCAAGTTTGAGCATCTTGGTATGAAAGACACAGGTAATGCTCTTCCAAGAGATCACGGTAATTTAACAGGTGAAATGGTTGAAATGAAAATCGTTGATTTAGAAACTTACAGAAGTTCAATAGAAGCACAAGAAACAGTTTCTAATATGATGACGGGTAAGAAGTTCAAACAATCAGTGAACACTCCAGGCTTCATGTCACCAAGTTCAGAAACTTTTTGGAGTATGTAATGAGTAAATTGATGGAAGAACAAATGGACAAAATGTACAACCACTTTAAAAAAATAACAACAAAGGAAAACACAATGATAACAGAAGATGTAAAACAAGTAGTAAAATTTGTAAACGCAAAAGTAGAACCTAGCAAGATATGGTATAACGCCACAACAGTTGCCGTGAAGGCAGTTGACGATTACATGGCAGACAAAGAAGAAGCCATGTACTGTGGTTTCGCTAATGTTTCGATACACCCAGCCAGAGGAAAATTGGTCAGTTGGTTTAAGAAGTTTGGTATTGGATCAAGCGGATCAAGAGGATACAGAATAAGTTACTACGATATCATGCCAAAAGACCACCAGTATAGACACACTCAGTCAATGGATATCAAAGAAGTGGCTTGTGATGCCTTCGCTAAAGTGTTAGAAACCCAGTATGGTTTAACTTGTTACAGTGAAAGCAGAGCAGATTAATTGGTTGACATTTTGGTTATCAGAAACTATAATAATACTATAAGGCAAAAATAATTAAGGCAACAAAAAGGGCACATATGAAAAACACAATATACGTACTAGAAGGTTCTTACAGAAAAACTTCAGTAGAGAATCAAACTTTCCAACTTGTAAAAGGTTATCAACCACACCCTCATAAAGAAGGTGGATTTATTACAGTTAAAATAGAGGACTTGGCAAAGTATCCAGGTGCTACAAAAAAACAAATCAGAATTAATGTGGAGAATGAGAATCAATTGAGAGACTCTGCTCCAGAACAACCCAAAGAAGAATCAGATGCAGAAACTGTTGAAAGAATGAGACAGAGATTCAACATTTTAACAGACATGACCAAAGCCACCAAGCGAGGTGATGTGAGAGCAATGATTGTGTCAGGACCTCCAGGTGTTGGTAAATCATTCGGAGTTGAGCAGGTGCTTGACAGATATGGTGTTGTATCCACATTGGGTAACACAAGACCCAAATACGAAGTTGTTAAAGGTGCAATGAGCTCAATAGGTTTGTATTGTAAATTGTACAATTTTTCTGATCCTGACAATGTGTTAGTGTTTGATGATTGTGATTCAATATTACTAGACGATTTAAGTTTGAACATATTGAAAGCGGCGTTGGATTCTAAGAAGACTAGAAAAATATGTTGGAATACTGATTCACATACATTGAGAAGAGAAGGTGTGCCAGATACATTTAACTTTGCTGGTTCTGTGATTTTTATTACAAACATTAAATTTGATAATGTTAAAAGTAAAAAATTAAGAGATCATTTAGAAGCATTGGAATCAAGATGTCATTATATTGATCTAACAATTGACACTATTAGAGAAAAGATTTTAAGAATTAAACAGATTGTAACAGATGGTATGTTAAAATCATATGCATTGCCAAGCGAAACTGAACAATCAATTGTGGATTTTATTGATGATTATAAAAGACAATTGAGAGAAATCAGTTTGAGAACTGTGCTTAAAATTGCTGATTTGGCAAAAGCCTTTCCAGAAAATTGGAAAGATGTAGCAAAACAAACAGTATTAAAACCAGTATAGGAGTTGACATTTATGACGAAAGATAATAAAATTAGTACAATGAGAACACAACCGCAAGAAATTATTGCCAAATTAGAAGCAGACAACAGTAGACTGGCTAAAGAGAAGATCCTGCTGGATGCTATGAACGAAGGTGTGGATGAATTTTTTGAAGGCTTAAAAATGTGTTTGGATAAGTTGTACACTTTTGGTGTTAAACAAGTGCCCACAAAAGATGATGTGATATCTGCACAAGGGTGTAAATGGGAAGTGTTTAAAGAGCTGGCAGAAAAACTACACGCCAGAGAACTTACAGGTCATGCGGCAAGAGATGCCATTGAGCTAGTAATGAGTTCAGCAACTGCCGAACAGTGGAATGGTTTTTACAGAAGAATATTAATTAAAGATTTAAGATGTGGAGTTTCAGAAAAAACTGTGAACTCTGTGGCTAAAAAGAACAAGTTTGGCAAGTACATGGTGCCCGTGTTTACTTGCCAACTTGCTCACGATTCAACCAATCATGAAAAGAAGTTGGTGGGCAAGAAGATGTTGGAAGTAAAACTGGACGGTGTCAGAGTGGTTACTATTGTGTATCCAGACGGCAAAGTAGATATGTTCAGTCGTAATGGTAAAGAGTTTACCAACTTTGGACATATACAAGAAGAAATTTCATCAGTAGTTAAACAGAGTCCTCCACCATATCCAGTTGTGTTGGATGGTGAAGTGATGAGTGAAAACTTTCAAGACTTAATGAAACAGGTACACAGAAAGAGTGGTGGTACAGCCAAAGATGCTGTGCTTCATTTATTTGATTTTTTACCGTTGGAAGATTTTAAAAAAGGTACATGGGACAAAACTCAGACATTGAGAACTCAAATGTTAAAAGCATGGTACGAACAACACAAAACCAATTTAAACGCCGTTACAGTACTGGACCATGAAATTGTAGACTTAGGCACACCTGAAGGTCATACGACTTATACAGAGGTGAATAAGAGGGCAGTAGAGGGTGGTTATGAAGGGATCATGATTAAAGATATTGATGCTTCGTACGAATGCAAAAGAAGTCATGCTTGGTTAAAACTGAAACCATTTATAGAAGTAAGTTTAGAAATCAAAGCCACAGAAGAAGGCACAGGCAGAAATGTAGGCAAACTGGGTGCATTGATTTGTGAAGGGTTAGATGATGGTAAAACAATTAAAACAAATGTAGGTTCTGGATTGACTGATGATAATAGAGATCAGTTTTGGAAACACAAGGATCAATTGATTGGTCAAATTGTGGAAGTGAGAGCAGATGCTGTCACAAAAAATCAAGACAGTGAACAAGAATACTCATTGAGATTTCCAAGATTTATGAGATTTAGAGGATTTGAAATTGGCGAAAAAATCTAAAATGATAGCAGTAGGATACGAACATATAAAACTGGATTCTTGGACTGGTCCGCCATACAGTTATTCCGTAAAAGTGAATGGAAAATTAAAACAGATGAGTGGGTTTGATGAAGAACACATAAAGAATCAACTGTATCCTAAAACAGCCACAATGATTAGAAAGATTAAAGATGTATAAACCATTACCAGACGGCATAACAATTAAAGAGTCAAGTGTGCAAGGCTTGGGTTTGTTTGCTACAAAAGATTTTGATCAAGATGTGGTACTTGGTATTGTGCATATCATGAATAAAAATTTTTCGCACGGAGCAATTAGAACTGCCTTAGGTGCATTTTACAATCATTCACAAGATCCTAACTGTAAGAATCTTGCAGGCTTTTGGCATCAACTGCCAGTAAAATATCTAGTGACAACAAAGCCCATTAAAGCAGGTGACGAACTAACTGCAAAATATTCGTTGTATAATGATTTTAAAGACCAGTGGTAATATAGATGACTATGAAGAAATACAATGCATACGATCATATGGCTCAATTAGGTAAGGTGTCTGGCTTACTAGAAGCACAGACTAAAATTCAAAACCAATTGATTAAAGAACAAAAAAAATTAAAATTATTAGAACAATTAAAATTAGTGAAGAATATTAAAAATGACTAACAAAGTAGACATAATAAAAAAAGTTAGCAGTAAAAAGAAAAAAGCATTGGTAAGAGCAATTAAAAATCCAAATAGGTATTTCAAATTAGACTTGGCAAGGTACGGAGGTGAGGTGTGTATGGGAACCATAACATCGGCACAATTTGAATATTGGTACAACAACGACAAGTTCGAACAGTACATGGTAGACATAGATTTCGATGCCAAAGAAGCCAACAAGGATGTACCTAAAGATGCACAGTTCGACAGACCATTTCACGAACAGGATGATATCTGTCATATATCTGGACCAGAGCTAGCGGACGGACAGACCATGACCATAACGGAAATGGACAAAGATGGTGACACCTTAATGGCTGAGGATGGAGGCTTCCTAGAAGATCAAAAGATAGATTTCGCTGACTTTAAAAAGTTGGGAGTCAAAATCAAATGTGTAGCCGAGCATAACTCAGGCTCAAAGAGCTGTAAGGATAAACATTATGTGTTTGGGCAATACTTCAACAAGGGAGGTTGGTACACAGAAGATTTAATTAAAACAGGACCAGACGGCATCAACTTTAAGAAAATGAATATTGATTACGAAGATGCAGACGGATTCAAAGTGTTCAGTCAAGTGACGATAGATGGTGTGGACTACTACCTGCAAGAAGACAGCTCAGGCAAAGGTTCAAGTTTCTATGTGATGGAAGGTGACGACGTCTAATGAAAAGACACGAAATATTTCCTGTGCCAATATGGGAATTCACATACAGTGAAGCAGAAATATTTAGAGAAAAAATTGTCCCGTTATTCAAAGAAATTGAAAAGAACAATCCCAATGAAAAAATGTCATATACAAAAGAAGGTTATACCAGTTATGGTCCAATCACTAATATATTAGATTATGATGAATGCAAAGATATAAAAAATTTTGTTATGGGCAATGTTGTTGAAGCAGTGAAGGAGTTAGGTCTTGAAGGTTATTGTAATCTCACAGGCAGTTGGTTTAATAACAATAGAAAATATAGCAGTCACGGACCTCACAATCATGTTCCAGACACTATAAGCGGAATTTATTATGTACAAGCAGAAAAGAATGATGCAAGAATTAGTTTCCACGATCAGAATAAAATTAGCAATTGGCCCTGGAAAGCACCCTCAGTGATCAATGACATGACAAGAAGAACACACAGTTTCACACCTAAAACTGGTAGACTGTTGCTTTTTCCAAGTTACATTGAACATAGTGTTGAACAGCAGTTGACCGACAATGAAAGGATCAGCATTAGTTTTAATGCTTTTGTGAATTAATGGAACTAATTGTGTTTGCTACAATATTCACATTGATAATTTTGTTAACAGGATACATAGGTCCAAAAAAATGAAATCATTTACTGTAGACATCAAAAGAGGCGATAAAATAGAAGTTGGAAGATTTAGAAATGTTCAAGCCACGGTGCAATCAATTGAAACTGATGAGCATGGACAGCCTGTGATTGTTACTTCTAAAGGCAAAAAGAAGTTGTTTACTTGTAGATTTACAAAACTTTCGCCAAGTGCAAAGACACCAAAACAAATACTTTTAGAAAGCAAAAGAAAGAAAAAAACTTGATTTTTCTCTGAAGAGACTATATAAGAACATAGTATGAGCGAGATTCAAGAAATAAAAAAACCTACAATTCAGGAACGGATTCAAAAAAGAGTTCATGAAATACTGGAACCAATCGAAGTTTGGTTGGATAGATATGTGATTCAACCTGATAAATTTGATCCTGATAAATTTAAATTGGTGGACGTGTTCAAGAAAGAACAAGTAGGCGGTGTACATGCAAGAAAGATCATGGAGATGTACGAGCCTCAATATCAAGAATATAAGGATCTATTGAGTTTAAGAGAAAAAAATCTTACATTTAAAGAAATTACAGAGGACGAAGACAATGATTCAGAAGAGAGACAACTGTTAGAGTCTTATGAAGATGTTGACAATGATGTGATTCAAAAAGGAATCAAAGCATACGATAATATTTTTGAAGCCTGCGACAGAATGATATCAATTGCCAATGCTAATCGTAAGCCACGAAAGAAAAAAGAGAAGTCACCTGAGAAATTAGTATCTAAAATGCAATTCAGATTGGAAGATGAAAAATTGTTACTCAAATCAATCGATGCAACAGAAATTATATATGCTGAACAACTGTGGGTGTACAACACCAAGACTAGGAAACTAGGACACTACAAAGCAAAGGTCTTAGATCCACGAGGGTTGAGCAGACCAGGCACAGGGTTAACAGTAAAAGGAACATCCATAAAAGGATTTGATGAAGAAAACAGTGTTCAAAAAACACTCAGACACCCTGAACAGCAATTGAAAGAGTTTGCTAATTCAGGACCTAAGAAGGTAATAGAGCTGTTTGATGCTGTTAAAACAATGGGTATTAAACTGAATGGACGTGTCAATTCTGAAGTCATTTTGTTAAGAGCAGTTAGATAAATAACTGTATATGAGCATTAGAGACGACATAATTTCAATTAAAAATGGATTAGTAACACTGGGCGATGCAATAGAAAGCCTTAGTGTACACGCATCTGCTGACGATTCAGTTGTAAATTCTACTAAATCAGTTAATTTTGCTGGTTCAGAGACAACACCAATCTACGGCAAAGGTTTGCAGTGGAGTGGATTTGGCAACACAAAGATGCTAAACTTCCAATCAAATCCAGATAGATTGTGGAGTTCGAACACTTTAGATTTACACAGAGACGCACATTACTCAATCGATAACACACTTGTTCTTTCAGCAGAAGAATTAGGTCCAACAGTTAGAAAATCAAATTTAAGATCAGTTGGTGTGTTGAACGGATTAGCAGTAAATGGTGATATGAACATTGATCAGTTTGTCTTCTGGAATTCAGGAATGAATAGATTGGGTGTTGGTATTGAAGCAGGTAATGGACAATTGTCTGTGGCTTCTAACTATGTTGAATTTAGAGTTCAACCCAATGATGTAGATGCAGAAGTTGGGACATACACAACACACGATTTAAGAATTCAAACAGATAGTACAGACAGAATACTTGTAAAAGCAAACGGTGACGTTACTATCGGAACACAAGGTGGAACAGATAAGAAAGTCAAGATACACGGAAAACTTGCAGTAGGCATCAACAACATAAGAGACGATGCAGACTTTGAAGTAGCCGGTCCAGTAAGATTGGAAGGAAAACGTTTCAGTGTTGCAGATGACATACCAACAGTTGGTGTCCATGCTAAAGGTGATATTGTTTGGAATTCTAATCCTGTACCAGGTAGTGTAGTTGGCTGGATATGTGTTAACACAGGCACACCAGGCGAATGGAAATCTTTCGGAAATATTTCTCAATAAAAAAATCAGTAGGCATATGGGAATGGCTCGGTAGAGTTGCACCATTGACTGCCTTGATGATTCTCTGTATCGTACTGGCATTTGATTTTACATCTTGGATCGATTATCTTGTATCTGCAATATCATTGTTATTTGCCATTACAGCGATCACATGGTGGTGGTGGGTAATTTATGCAGTCAAAGACATATTTAAATTGTTAAACAGTGCGAACAAAAGATTTGCTGAAGTGTTGACAGAACTTAAAAATATCAAAAAAGAAACAATCAAAATTAAAAAAAGAAAAAACCGTTAATAATCAAACAATTTATTTTTGTATTCCACAGTCATGTTGTTGTAGTAACTGCCTTTGTCAAGATTTTTCCTAGCATCATTTAATTTTTTTCTTTGTTGCACTAGTAATAAATTGTGCTTGCCATTACTTGTTGTTATGTTTTTCATTTTAGTTTTGGCTTGTCTATGATCTGGCAAAAACACAAATTCAGGATATTGTTTTTTCAACTTTGATGCATAAGTTTCTAATCCTGACTTACTGATTTTTTTTGGAAGCACAAATATAGTGACTTCTTGTTGACATTTGTCAACATCAATGTTCATTCCTTCACACTCAACAATGGACCATGATGCATTTTTGGCATAAGGACAGATTGCAACTCCATTGAGACTTTTTTGTGGTTTTACAATTTTAGCCATCCACTCGACCACATCTGTGTAAATAGAACTGTTCATTATAAAAGTATTTAATATGTTAGTAATAGGAAATGGCGAGAGTCGAACAGAACTTGATGTAGGATCATTCAACTTACCCACAGTTGGTTGCAATGCAATATTTAGAGATGTAAAAGTAGATCATTTGGTGTGCTGTGACAGACGTATGGTTCGCGAAGCCATTAATCACACAAACACTCAACAGAGTTGTGTGTACACTAGACAGGATTGGTATGAAGATTTTGATGTGATGCCTGTGCCTGATTTACCTTATCATGGTGAACTTAGACAAGATGATCCTTGGCATTGGGGAACGGGTCAGTATGCTCTGTTGGTTGCTCTACAGTATACTGTTACAGATCATATTCATATTGTAGGCTTTGATCTGTTTGGAGTTGAAGGATATGTGAATAATATGTACAAAGATACCAAATCTTATGATGTCAGTTCAAAACAACAAGTGGATCCATCGTATTGGATATATCAAAATAAGAAAATATTTGAACATTATCCCAAACAAAACTTCAATTACTATGTGGAGGAAAATTTTCCATTACCAGAAAGTTGGCAAAATATACAAAATTTAAACATTATTCCATTGACAGACTTGGAAAAACATATTATAATTTAAACTTACAAGGAGATTACATTGGCGAAACATTATAGCACAAAACATTACGGACACAACATAGGTTTATCCGCAGTGTTCCGACAACCCAACGCAGATCATTCACACTGTCATCTGCTACATGGTTATTCATTAGCATTTACATTTACATTTGGGTGTGATGCATTAGACAACAAAAACTGGGCAGTGGACTTTGGCGGACTTAAACCGTTGAAGAAATGGTTAGAAGATTCATTTGATCATAAGACGTGTGTAGATATTAATGATCCACACAAACAAGAGTTTTATACTTTGCAAGAAAAAGACTTATGTGAGGTAGTAGAGTTTGATGGTGTAGGTGCAGAGAAGTTTGCCGAACACGCCTTTAACTTTGCAGATAAACTTATTAGAGAAGCAACAGACAACAGATGCTATTGTGTAAAAGTTGAATGTGCTGAGCACGGAGCCAACTCTGCAATTTATGAAGGCTAATGATCAATTACATTGTTTGTTTAAAATGGGGTAACAAGTATGGTCCGGAGTATGTGAATACACTGGAACAAATGGTACGTAGATATTGCACTCTACCATTCGAATTTGTTTGCTTTACAGAAAATCCACAAGGATTAAACAGCACAGTCAGAGTGATGCCTATTGCACAAGGATATGGAGTAAGTGGTTGGTGGCACAAACCATTGTTGTTCAATCCCTGTTTACCTTTAGGAGATCCACAAGGCACAGTATTATACATTGATCTTGATGTGATAGTTTTTAGAAGTATAGACAATTTATTAACATACAAACCTAACGAGTTTTGTGTGATTAGAGATTTTAATAGATGTAATAATCCTAAATGGAATAGATTCAACAGCAGTGTGGTGAGATGGAACATTGGTCAACATCCTCAAATCTATAGAGATTTTATACAAAACCCAGCCGCACCTGTGCGTAGATTTCACGGAGACCAAGATTGGTTATATGCTCAAGTTAAAAATGATTTTAATTTTTGGCCCGATGAATGGATACAGAGTTACAAATGGGAGATGCGAGGAAAACCTCCTATGGTACGAAACCAAGACGGGACAAAAGATTTTATATCTCCAGGTGTGCCAAAGATACACCCTCAAACATCTATTGCTGTGTTTCATGGAGATCCTCAACCTAAACATTGCCAGGATCCCTGGTGTAAGGAGAATTGGAAATGAATTACAATATAGCAAACATGTTCGCAACACCTTTGTTAAAATTTGATTTTGCTGATCATAAAGATAACATAAAACTTTTAGAGCTGATTAAAACTTGGGACACTGGGTCACATGCGTTAGTGTCTGGTGCCCAAAGCAGTTATATGAAAAGTGATAAGCATATTCTGGATCACGAAGATTTAAAAGATTTGAAAGCAGATTTACAACAAGCAGTTGACATTTATTGTGACAAAGTTGGATTGGGTAACAATGTCAAAATTGGTATGAGTTGGTTTAATATTTTACAAAAAGGTCAAAGTGTAAATTTACATAGACATGAAGTCAGTGTAGTGAGTGCGGCATATTATATTAAAGTAGATAAAGACAGTGCGGGACTAAATTTTAAAAGTCCATTAGACCCTTACAGAATGCACGAGTTTTTTGTTAAGAATACAGAGTATAACATTAAAAATGTTGAAGTGGCTTGTGAACAAGGATCGTTGTATCTATTTCCTAGTTGGTTGGAACATTACACCAACCCTAATCAAACAGACGACAGAATTACGATCAGTTTTAACACAATGTATGTTTGACAATTACCAAAATGTGTGCTATAATACAGCATGATTAGACGTATTGGATTTTGCTGTCAATGGTTCCACCATGATAGAACTCTTAAAAAAAAACAGTTAGAAGAAATTGAAAGACCAATGAACACACGTTCAACAACTGTGCGTTGGTTAAATGAACACAAAGACGAAGCAGAAGAAAAATTAGCCTTTGTCTTTAAACACAACATAGACGGTATTAAGAACTTAATACTGAAGGCTTCCACATTGCCTAAAAGTAGACGCATGTGCAGAATTTCATCTCCAATATTACCTGTGGCAACACAGGCTGACTGGCGACACTATTGGAACAAACCAGACGTTATAAAATATTGTGAAAAGCATTTTGCAGAAGCAGGAGATTTGGCAAGACTGCATGATGTGAAGATCAGTTTTCATCCAGGACAGTTTACTGTGTTGGCAAGTGAAACTCCAGACATTGTGGATCGTAGCATAGACGAATTTGAATATCATGTGAACATGGCACGTTGGATGGGTTTTGGCAAATCATTCCAAGATGGTTGCAAAATTAATGTACACATCTCAGGCAGACAAGGACCAGCAGGTATCATAAAAGTATTATCTCGACTGTCACCAGAAGCAAGAAATTTAATCACCATAGAGAATGATGAAATGTGTTGGGGGTTAGACGCTTCATTAGAATTAGAAAAACATTGTGCGTTGGTACTAGACATACATCACCATTGGGTGCGAACAGGCGAGTATCTACAAGCCACAGACGACAGAGTTAAAAGAGTTGTAGACAGTTGGCGTGGTGTGAGACCTACCATGCATTATTCTTATTCAAGAGATGAATGGTTAACACCGGCATACAGCGATGTAGACACTATGCACACTGGCTTTCATGATATGGAAACACTGTTATCAAAAGGTTGTAAGAAACAAAAACTACGAGCTCATAGCGAACTGTTACCAAATCGTGCTGTGAATGAATGGGCATTGAGTTTCCTACCACAACTAGACATACAAGTTGAAGCCAAGACAAAGAATCTTGCCGCAGAACAATTACACAATCAGGCTGTTGAGTTGGGTTTAGTTTAGCGATAAATATCTGTATGAAACTAGAACATATCACAGAATCAAAACAAAACAGAGAATCAAAACTAGAAGTGGTGAAACTGCCTTTCAAAATGAAAGAACTATCACCTGTGTTGTCTGAAGCAAACATTGACTATCATTACAATGTATTAACCAAAGCATATGTTAGAAGATACAATGATGGTGAAGGTGATGCAGATTTTAATTACGGTGGAGCAAAACTTCACAATATGTTTTGGCTACAATTACAAGCACCTCGTCCAGGCAATAAACCAACTGGTGAAATCAAAACTTTAATAGAATCAAAACACGAATCATTTGAAGCATTCAAGAAAGAATTAATTAGATCAGCAATGACCATACAAGGTTCTGGTTGGGTCTATGTTGCCAAAAATGGTTCTATCAAAATTACCCCAAATCAATCATACAAAACAGACATTCTAATGCCTGTGGATATGTGGGAACATTCATTTTCGGATTATGTTCCTGCTAAAGATGCCAAGAAAAAATACATAGAAGGTATGATGAGAATAATTAATTGGGAGTCAATAAATTTAAGACTACAATCTTAAAAAAAGGAGACTAATATGATCAATCAAGTACAAAAATGGATTAATGCTAGAATCAAAGAAAGAACAACACTAGATGGTGCTCTTTTGATTGCGGCAGGAATTTCATTTTTAATATTCGGACCGATCGCTTCGATTGTTGCTTATGCGGCAATTGTGTATGGTGGTTGGACTATTTGGAAATCAGAGTAATCACAATTTACTGATAGGGATATCGCTGGATGCGTTCATGCCCAAAACCTGTCTTTGTTTCACACCTTGTTGTTGAGCAAAACGTTTTGGGTCGCATTCAGAACACACGTGTTTATAAAAAGTAGATAGACGCTTTTTTTCAACTTTGCCTTTGGCTCTTTTAAATTCTTTCTCACACGCATCACATTTAAAGACATGAAACGTTTTAGTGCGTTTGCATTGGTGTTTAGCACCTAATTTGCTCACACGTTCTGTCTTGGACACTGTAATTTTTTCACCTAAATACATACTGGTATTTACATTAGCATTTGTAAAATTTCCATAAATACAACAAACGACAACATTGCATTATGGCTATTTTAACACTGACAAGCACTGCACAGACGCAAATTAAAGCACTGTGCGAAAAAAACAGCAAGTATGCTGTTAGATTGGGTATTAAAGGCGGTGGATGTGCTGGTTTTTCCTATGATTGGAGTTTTGCTGATCAATCACAAATTGAATCAGGAGATGAACTAATTGAAGTCGATGGTGGGAAATTAGTGATAGATACCAGTAGTGTGATGTTTTTGTTTGGAACTGAGATTGATTACGTTAATGAAGTATTTGGTTCACAGTTTGAAATCAACAATCCAAACACCAAGAGTGCTTGTGGTTGTGGAGAAAGCATTCAATTTGATATGGACAAAGTAAATGGCTAAACAGTTTATTAATATTGGAATAGAAGGAAACGATGGTACTGGCGATAGTATCAGAGATGCGTTCAACAAATCCAATGAAAACTTTACAGAGTTATATGCTGTATTTGGTCAAGGTGGACAAATAGGTTTCACTTCATTAAGTGATACACCTGATCAATTGGGTGCAAACAAAATTCCTGTTACAAATTCGGCTGGCACAGCCATTGAGATGAAAGGAATATCTGGTACAGGTATTTCAGTGGACTTTACAGATCCTAACAATCTTTTACTTACAGTTAATTCTATTGACATCAGCACAGACATTGCACCAGATTTTGGTGGACCATTAAATGCCAATGCTTATGCCATTGGTAATGTAGGCATCAGTCAATCAGCAGTGGATGATTTTAACAGCACACACGGAACAAGTATTACCGAAGACGATTTAGTTATCGATAAAGGTTATGCAGATAGAAGATATCTTAGAAGTTCAGGAGTTGGTGGTGTTGCTGGAGAAGTTAGAATTCGTCCAGAGCCTGCAGATGCAACTGAATACACAAAAACAATTTCAGCCTATGCAAGTGGAAATTTAAATATTCCAACACACGGATTTACAACAACATCAAATGGATTACCTTTTGTTTACAGTTCAACTGGAACAGATGCCAACAATGTCACAAGCGGACAAAACTATTATATTAGATATGTTGATGCTAACACAATTTCATTGCACACATCATCTGCAGAAGCAACCAACGACAACGATGCAACAAGAATTAAAATCACAGTATCAGGAGGTACTGGAGTTCAAACAATAACTGATGGAGCATACAATAGTTTACTTGCAGGAAATTATCTTTCAACAGAAGCAATACAAAGAACATCTGCAGTAAGACGTCAAGGCGACACAATGACTGGTGCTCTTTACTTGAGTGATCACCCAGGTGATTTATCAGGTTCAGGAACTCCAAATGGTGCTGATGATCTACAAGCGGCTTCAAAATTTTATGTTGACACAACATCATATGCTTCTACAACAAATTTATTTGTAAGTCAAGATGGTGATGATACAATGGCAGGAGTACCTGCTGACAAATATGGTAGATCATTGGCATATGCTTACAAAACTATTTCTAAAGCGGCTCAAAGAGCAGAACAAATTATTGAAACATCTCCATTTGAAGCAGGACCGTACACACAAATAATAACTTACAACAATGGTGTAGGAAATTCCACAGTAACAACACAAGGTATAACAACACCATCAGGGCAAACACAATTAGAATTTTTAATGGCGGCTAACAGACAGTTTATTATTAAAGAAACAATTGCTTACATAAATGCCACGTATCCAAATTTTTCATATGATACAACATTGTGTGAAAGAGATTTAGGATTAATTCAAGATGCTGTGGTTATTGATGTATTGAGTGGTTTAACAGCAAATTCACAATCCATTCAAGCAGGAAAAAGATATTACAACAGCAACAGTGGATTAAAAGCAATCAATCAACAATCTACTGAAACATTGGGAGCAGTTGTATTTGCTCAAAGTTTAGTGGTTAACTTTGTTTTAACTAACACTGCACCTGGTACTTTATATCAGAGTAATGTTACACAAACAATTGATATCACTAAAGTGGTTCCTCAGTCTGGAAAAGATTCTGCCAATGCTAAATTTGAAATTGTAAAAGGAATTATTCAAGATTACAATTATATTATTACAGCAGTGGATGGAAGCACATACACAATAACAATTTCAAATGGTAACACAGGTTTTGTAGATCAAAACCAACCAAACAATAAAGATTTAGTTCCAGGTAAAATTGTAGTAGGTAAAACTTCTGGAGCAAAAGGCGAAATAGTTTCAGTAACAGCAGGTGCATCCAACGACACTGTTGTGATGTTCTTAAGAGAACCAGTTCTATTCTCAGTTGGTGAACAAATGGAATTTGGTAACAAAGTAAAAGAAAAACAGATCACAATTAGAGTTGAATCAGGCATTTACAAAGAACACTTGCCTATCAAGGTTCCTGCAAACGTATCAATCAAAGGAGATGAATTTAGAAGAACTATAATAAGACCACTAGATGCAATTTCACAATCTCCGTGGGCAAATATATATTTCTTTAGAAACACAACGTTTGATGGATTAACAATTGGTACACAAGAATATGGATATCATTATGCACAAGACGTAACAAAACCAATTAACACTTCGGTTCCTCCAGCAAACGCGGCATACAACACAGCCATTAACAATAAAGAAATGGATGTGTTCTTAATGAACGATGCTTCGGTGATTAGAAATATCACATTCCAAGCACATGGTGGTTTTGCTGAAGTATTAGATCCAAATGGACAAGTGCTTACAAAATCTCCGTACACACAAACAGCATCATCTTTTTCACAAAGTGTAAATTCAAAATCATTCAGAGGTGGTATGTATGTTGATGGTTATGCAGGTAATGTTGAAACCACAGTTACAGGAGTAACCAACGCATTCAATATTCAAGTTGCGTCAGCGGCTGGAACAGGATTATTTTTACGTAAACCACAAACACCTTGTCCATTCTACATACTGGGAGCAAGATATCAAGTTGCGGCAATCACAGATTACGATCAAAACGCCGGAACAGCCACATTATTATTGGCGGCTAGTTCTAATGCCACTAATGGTTGGGACGGAACTTATGCCACACCTTACAACATAATAATTCAAACAGCAGGTAACAGATCGTTGCTTGCCAATGACTTTGTACAAATAAATGATTTAGCATACGGACTGGTTGCTACCAATGGTGGATTATCTGAACAAGTATCCACTTTCACATATTACACTCATATTGCCATGTATGCAAACAACGGTGGACAAATTCGTGCATTGAATTGTTCTTCAGCACACGGTGATTATGGATTAGTTGCTGAAGGTTCTAATCCAAATGAAAAAATTGATGCCATAACATTGGCAGACAACATGACTCAACAAGGAATGGTGTTCGATGACGGTTCATCAGATTACGATCAACCAGCTCTAGGCACAGCAGTGTATGTGTTTGATCTAGATTATATTCCATACAGTCAATCAGAAATAGAAATTGATCATGGTGGTGCAGTAGGTATCACAAGATACGAAGTAACAAATGTTGAAACAACAGTAGCACCTTCACAACCAGCCACAAGAGATGGCACAGTTTATAGAATTAATTTAGGAACTGGTGGTTCAAATTTAACTTCAACAACTGGACTTAAAGCACCATTAGTAGATGGTCAAACAGTTACTATCAGATCCAGCAGATCATTTAGATTTGATGACTTAGAAAATGAGTCACCTACAAGACCTTCCACAGCAATTGTGTTCGACGAATACACTGAGGCTGTTTATAGAAGTGTATCTTTCCAAAGCAATGATGCTGTTGGAAATGCGTTACCTTCGGGATCAGCAATTATTGGAATTGACTCACCATTCGACACAGTAAAAATGAATGTCAACATGACTGAGGCAGTGAACAGCACTTATGCAGGATCAGGAACTACAATGGGTAATACTCCAGGTGATGTTACTATTGCTATTGATTTATTAACACAAGCATCAGACATAACAAGATTAAATGCTGGTGACATGATTTTTGGTTGGGACGGAAAAGTTCACAGAATCACAAGTTACACAGATAGAACAACATATGCCACTCTTACAATTCAAGATGTGAGTGATATCAATGCTACTCCAATAGGTGGTGGACTGCATAGTTCTATGTACAGAGCAGGTCAATCTGTAAATTTAAGAGCAAACTTGGCGGCATTGGGAACAGGAACATTAACTATTTCTATTTCAACTTGTAGAGCCACAGGACATGACTTCTTAGATATAGGAACAGGCGGATTCAACACAACAAATTATCCTAATGTGGTATTTGGTGACCCACAAGCACCAGTACAAGCATACGAAGTTGATGAACGTGGAAAAGGCAGAGTGTTCTATGTTTCAACAGACCAAGATGGATTCTTTAGAGTAGGTAAATTTTTCACAGTTGACCAAGGTACAGGAAGTGTAACATTCTCGGCATCAATTGCTTTGAGTAACTTGGATGGTATTGGATTTAAACGTGGTGTTGTTGTAGCAGAATTTTCATCTGACACAGCAATGACTGACAATGCTTCTGACACAGTGCCAACAGAATCTGCTGTTAGAGGATATGTCAACAGAAGATTACATTTTGATCACCAAGGACAACTAGTTGGAAATCCAATTGGAGCAGGTGCTGTGGCAAGAGATGGATCTACTCCATTCACAGATAACATTGGAGCAGGTGGATTCAAAATACAAAATTTACAAGATCCAGGTGTGGATCAAGATGCCGCAACAAAATCGTATGTGGACCAAGTTAATTATGACACAGATGAATTAATAGACAACAGAGATGTTAATATTTCAACTCCTATATCATCAGGACAAATGTTGGTGTTCAACGGAGCAAAAAGAATTTACACAACACCAGCCAATGGTGGATTATTTGGAGGCGGTGAAACAATCACAGGATCAAATTCATCTGCAACTGGAATTATCTATGATTTAATTCAAGAGAATGTTCCTGGTTACGGATTGGCAACAAGAATATCATACAATCAAACTTCTGTAGCAGATTTCAACACAAATGATTTAATTGATAACGGTTCAGGTGTAACAGCCAATGTGATCAATGCTGGTATAGATGAAATAGGTAATGGAATTGAAGATGCAGGTTCAGATATCACAGTCACTGCCACAAGAACAAATTCACAAACAACAATCAACTTCCAACTCAATGCAGGAACAATCATAAACGCAGATGTATCTGCAACAGCGGCAATAGCCCAAAGTAAATTGACAATGCAGGCGGCAACATCAAGAGCCAATGATACAGGTATTACTCAAGCAGATTTAGGTTTAGTAAGTTTTGATTCAGGAGACTTCACAGTAACTAACGGTTGGGTAACATTAAAAAGTGCTTCAGTAGATTTTGCAGATTTACCTGAATTAGATAATGCATTCGCATTTGGTAGATCAACAGCAGGCACTGGTGCACCAGAGGCAGTTTCATTTTCAACAATAGTTGGAACAGGTGGTGGACTGGAAGATGGAGATTTTGTAAGTGAAATAGGTGCGGCGGCTGATCCAGGCAATGCAATGATTAAAACAGGTGCTAACACTTATGCTTACACTAATGTGTCCAACACAGGTGAAGCCAACAGTATTATAAAAACTGATGCCGCAGGACAATTGGATGTGAGTTCATTAGCAATTGATGGCACATTGGTGTTTGATACTTCTTCTTCTACACTACAAGTAACCACACCAGGTGGAGTTACAGTTTACACAGCAGTAGGATCAAATGCTGACAACACAGTACAAACTTTCTCTGGAAATCAATTTGGATTTGGTGGAGCAGATGCATCAACATCTCCAAGCAACGACAACGGACAATCACAAAACACAGATCCAGCATTGGCTTCAACTTATATCTACACAAAATTTATTGAATCAGAAGGTAAAGGTGCTAACTTTACAGGTATAGCACTGGGATCAGGAAATCCTTACATTGTGGGACTAGACGAGTCGTCAGAAGGTCAAGTGGCTTTTGTGGCAGACGGCGTTGTTCCTGTAATAGCGACACCACAAGGTTTAATACCTGGTAACGACAACATGGATATTGGTTCGTCATCTGGCAAACGATACAAAACTGTGTATGCAGAAACATTTGATGGTACAGCCACAAAGGCTCAATATGCTGACTTGGCTGAGAATTATCTTGCAGACAATCAGTATGAAGTGGGAACAGTTTTAATATTTGGTGGAGATGCAGAAGTAACCACAACAGCATTAAGAGGCGACACAAGAGTTGCAGGAGTTGTTTCTGAAAATCCAGCACACTTGATGAACAATGCACTTGAAGGTGACAATGTAACAGCAGTGGCATTGACTGGAAGAACTCCAATCAAAGTTGTTGGTATTGTACAAAAAGGTGACATGTTGATAAGTTCAGGCACACAAGGATTTGCTGTAAGAAGCACTGATCCTAAAGTGGGCACAGTGATAGGTAAAGCATTAGAAAACAAAACAGATGCCGGTGAAGGCGTCATAGAAGCAGTGGTAGGTAGAGTATAATGGCAATACAGATTATTAATATTGGATCAAGTGCAAACAAAGGTGACGGTGATCCTTTAAGAACCGCCTTTAAAAAAATTAACGAAAACTTTGCAGAACTGGATGTAACTAACACAAAAAGAGATGTGGTAGGAAGTGTGTTTGGAGATGATTCAACATTACTTGTAGATGCTGTAAATAGTGTAATACCAGGTTATGTAAGTTTAGCAACATTGAAATCAACAGTAGCGGCAAGTGCCGACTTTGCTGACTTCCAAACAAGAATAGCGGCATTATAAGGATAAAGATATGGCAAACAGAATACCATTAGTAGTAGACACAGCAGACGGTAACAAGATAAAAGAATTACCGATCAATGATAATCTTGATCTTACAAATTCTAATCTTGTCGGTGTTAATTCTGTTCAAACACAAACATTAAGTATTGCTGGAACACCATTCACATTGCA